CGAGTTTCCACTATTAAATGGAATGAAAACCTGAATGATCCTGATTTTGAGTGGTCGGCGTACTATGCCTCGGAGTTTGTTGAACGAGAAGAACGTCCTGTTCCGGAACTGCTTGATCAGGTTGTTGCTATCCAGGTAAAAGAAAAGTTTGGTACACTGCGTTTCTACTACAACGGCGGCGACGATTACATCGATGGTCTAGTGAGTATGGCAGAGTCAATGTCTGCCGTCACCTGTGAGGTGTGCGGTAATCCGGGTACTAGTACTGACGGCGGTTGGATTCGTACTCTGTGCGAAGAACATAAAAAGGAAGAATAATGAAGGCGAGGATTAATCCACATACCTTGCAGAATAACCGTAGATTTTAGGATGTTCAGAAACCTTTCCGGAACGCAATGCACCATATATTAAGTGGAACGATAATTCTAGCTCTTTGCAGGTATCCCTAAGATTTCCATAGCATTCTATTTCATTTCCTAAAGGGTCAACAATTATAATTCTTTTTGCTCTAGGATTGTTTTTTCCGGAGTGAGCTTTTCCTTTTAGTTGCATAGATCGTTTCTGTTTTAGTTCTGTTGCCTTTTCTATACCGTAAAGCTCATCATATGATTTGCCCTTAAACCTAGTAGAAGCAACACTTGCTTGAGTTTCCTTCAATTCATCCGAATGAGTCTTACCGAACATACCGTTTTTGCTTCCTGGATTGGATTTTTTAGGGTTTGAGCCGCGTAACTTAGCTTTAACTGTTTCGGTCAACGGGCCTCTAACCTTTCCTTTATTGCTGCGGCCGCCCTTCTTGTATATCTCATCAGTGAGCTCCAATCCTTTATTCCATGCCTGGCCACCGTAACGGACACACGCATACGATCGGTTGATATACAGAGGATTCCTAATCACTTGTAATGTTCGCTGTATACAGTCCTCTTTGTCATATGCTTCTTGGCGAGTAGAAAAAGATGCTATGATAATACTACTAAACAACTGCGGATTGAGTTTTAGTTCGGATAGCCAAATATTCTTATATTCTTTGCTAGTAACTGATCCACGGTAGCCGCGGGCTACTTTGCGGACGCTGCTAGAACCTATGTAGAACGGGGGAAGCTTATTTCCTCGGTATATTGTTAGGTACACACAATAAAGTGTTCGGTTGGCTTCGGAAGTGTAAATAGTCATTGCTGATACTCCTTAACAGTGTTAGAGGGGATGGGCATTGCGAGTGCCGCGATCCTCACTTTTATTTATCTTTTTCCTTGACAATGTTTCTGTTATCGTGTATAAGAAATATACAGTCAAATACTGTATTAAAAGAAGGTATTTCAGAACATGCTCCTAGCCCTGGCCAGTGATTTGCACCTCGAATTTTCACCCATCGCCCTTCCTAACACTGAGGGTGCGAAGGTCCTTATTCTGTCCGGTGATATCTGTGTTGCCCATTCGCTGCATGATCATCCCATCGACAAGCCTGTGCCTAAAGACGCCATGAAGCCTGGACGTAACCAAAGTGCTGCATATAAGTACCGTGAGTTCTTCCATCATGTCAATCAAGAATATGATCATGTGGTATACGTCAGCGGCAACCACGAGTTCTACCATGGTCGGTTCCCCGATGCGTATGATTGGCTGCGTGAGGAAATCAAGAACTATCCTAATATCCACTTCCTTGATAAAGAGCATGTTGAGATTGATGGTGTAACCTTCGTAGGTGGCACCCTCTGGACGGATATGAACAAGAATGATCCTACTACTATGCAAGTCGTTAAGGGCATGATGAATGACTTTAGAATCATTCGTAACAGTCAGCGCAACTATGCTAGGTTCACTCCACTTGACTCTGTAGTCCATCATAAAGAGACTGTAGAGTACATTAAGAATGTAGTTGACAGTGACCCCGTGAAGAAGTACGTTGTAGTTGGACATCACGCTCCTACGTCCTTGAGTATCCATGAAAAGTACAAGAAAGATGTATGGATGAACGGCGGATACTTCAGTGATCTGTCTGAGTTTATCCTAGATCGCCCCCAGATCGCACTTTGGACTATGGGACACATGCACCACCCGCATAGCTACTATATGGGTGATACATTTGTTGCTTGTAACCCTCGCGGATATGCCGGACACGACCCGGACGCTGCTAACTTCAAGTTGCGCTATATTGATTTAGACAACATGCCTGCTAAGTTTGAAGGGGTTAACTGGTCAAGAGATTAAAGTCTGCCTCGGGCCCATTCAGGTCCGGGGCAGTTTCTTGCCATAGTAGATTTGATACCATTGTTCCACCATTTTGTTCCGGAGGTTTGTAAGTTAGGTTTACCTTTCTTAACGGAAGGTAGCCTTCCCTTACTGTATCCTTCCGGGACGATGCCGTGTATCATCATTTCGTGAGTATCGTTGTTGACCCAAATCTTTCCTCGCTGTCTATCGGTGCCGATTCTTGCACCTACATTATTAAATGATAGTCGGCCGGGGATAAAGGCTTCATCAGGAGGTGTCTCTGCAAACACTTGCTTCTCTCCATTATTCCACCATTTTCGGAGTTTGTTCATTTCAGAAAGGTTAGGCAGCCATTTTAGATAGTTTGCCGTTTTACTCGTATCACCGCCATCACCTGTCTCCGGTCTTAGATTAGCCCAATCATCACTCTCTACGATGTTCCATAGCTCACTGTAGTATGAACCCCAGTATTCCATTTCTTCTTTAGTTGCACATTCTTTAATGATTTCCGTATCTAAATCAATTCCGTGTTTTTTGATATGAGGTATCCATCTGTCTCCGGAACCGCAATAGGTATATGGGTCCTTTTCGGTCTTTCCCAGATATTGTAAGCCGGTTTTCTTATGGGTCTTTTTGTACAAATAAATAGTCATGCTGATTGCTCCTTCTAGCATTAGAGTAGTTGGGATTGTCCAGATCCGCGAACTACACTTTTATTTATGCTATTCTCATTGACATTACACCTATCTTCTCTTATAAAGAACTACGTCAGCTTAAGTTCCTTGACATTTAGTTACCCGTTTTACTTGTGTAAACCGTTGAATGGTTGTATTATGATAACACGCTGTAATAGAGCCGAAGCCAGCAGTGAGAACTTTTAGAACAAGAAAATAGAACCAAAATGAAGGCAAGTCTCGGACGCTATCTTCGTACAAAAGAACGGAAGATAGATATTCAAATTGACAAGTTTGATACGTGGTCGCTAGACCACACCTTGGCTTTGATAATTTTGCCGGCCCTCATTCAACTAAAACAGACTAAGACCGGAACTCCTGGAAGTTTTGTGAATGATAGCGCAGAAGATTATCATGATCAAGCTACATTTGACTTCATGAAAGAAGATAAGGATGAAGTCTTCCAAAAAGGATGCGATGAATGGGACGACACGCTTGACAAGATGATTTGGGCTTTTCAGCAGATTGCATTGGGTGACTATGATAGCAAGTATCATCACGGTGAGATAGATATCGCTTGGGAGAAGACAGACAAGCAGTATCCAAATCCTACAACAGGAAAGATGGAAAGCACCTACCAGATGGTTGACAAAAATCCCGGTGATCATTGGTATGATTCCGTTGGACATCAACTGCATGAGGAACGAATCCAAGAAGGTTTAGAACTGTTCGGCAAACATTTCCGCTCACTTTGGGATTAGGTTATCTTTAACCCCATAAAGCATAATGAAAGATTTAAAAATGAAGCACAAATACATATCCCTTTATATGGATATCGCCGAAAGAATAAGCCAAATGTCACACGCCAAACGCCTTCAAGTTGGCAGCGTGATAGTAAAAGAAAACACTATTCTGTCCTATGGTTGGAATGGCATGCCTGCGGGATGGCCGAACACATGTGAATACAAGGAATATAAGAAACCGCATTGGATTGGAATTGATCCAATGACGCTCACTCCCTTTGATGAATTATATCCGTTAGAAGACGAGGAGGGTAGATATAGATGGGTCACAAAACCCGAAACACTTCACTCCGAAATGAATGCCCTAATGAAAGTGGCGCAATCTACTGAGTCTTCGTCGGGAGCAACATTGTTTTGCACCCATGCCCCGTGCATCGATTGTGCAAAAGCGATCTTTCAAGCCGGTATCTCTAATCTGTACTACCGAGAAGAATACCGCTCAACATCGGGAACACAGTTTTTGAAGATATCGGGAGTAAATGTCCATAGATATTCCGACCTCCCATAAAGCTAACATAACAATAGAGTTTGGTCAGCTACAAACAATCGTAGACTGGTGTGAACGCAATTGTGTTTCTGAATTTTGGTATTCCGGAGAACACGAACGCTGGGATGGTGATACATTGTATTATGGATATGAGTTTTACTTCGTGTCCGAGAAAGACTATTTTGCATTTATGATTTGGAAAACGTAATGAAGTTCTATGTGTTCAAGAGAGAATCTAATAAGTTTGATGATATTCTCAAAGATGTAGCAGTAAAGCCGATTATCAGATACAAGATTAGATACAAGGACCATTTGATACTCGGATTTTCCAATGACGATGAAAAGATCATGTCATACATGACTCTCAAGTACGGTGATGACATGATCTCTTTCA